CCCCAATTCTCGCCAACGCTGATATCGACCTTAAAGGGCAGTTCCCACCCTAGCTTGTCGTAAGCCTGTCGTTCCATGATAGTCTTCATGGTGGCGGCAACGTCGTTTACCTCGTCTTCAGGTACGTCAACCACAATAGAATCGTGAACCGAGTTAATGACCGGGATACCGGCGTCCTCGATTTCGATGATAGCCGCCATAGTGAGCAGACCGGCTGTATTCTGCGGTAGGAAGTTGACACCTTCACGGATGCACTCCTTAAGGTTCTCAGGCGTGATTAGGTGGAACCGTCGCTTAGCACCGAATGGACTCCTTAGCTCGTTCTCCTTCTCTATCCGATCAGAAACCTCAGCAATCCATTCAGCAATCTCAGGAAAAGTGTTAAACCACGTTCCAATGTAATCCCTCGCTTCCTGCACTGGCATCGTGTACATCTGTGAGAACGCTTCCGCCGACTGTAGATAGCAGACACCGAAGTTAATGTTCTTAGACTTGACGTATTCCTCTTTGGTGTAGTTCTCACCGTAGAACCGTGCTGCTGTCTCTTTGTGCAGAGAACGGCTGCTATCAGTATATATGCTCTTAAGAGGTGAACAGTCAGACAGCACTGCAATGGCTCGTAGCTCTGCCTGAGAAAAGTCTGCCGAAACTAGTACGTTTCCAGGGGTAGGAAGGAATAGAGTTCTAATCCCCGGAACCACGTCCCGCGCTTCTCGGGTGATATTCTGAAAGTTTGGGTTACGGGATGAAGTCCGTCCTGTGACGGTACCACAAGGGTTAAACTCACAGTACAGTCTTCCATCGGTTTGAACTCGTTTAATGAGTCCCTCGATAAAGGTGCCCCGCTGTGTCTCAATAGTTCTGAAACGATCATATACGGTAGCGAACTCAACGAGCTTATCTCTCGCGCGTGGATTGCTGTCAAATCGTCCTTCTCTAATCTCGCGCCGCACATCTTTATCGAAACCGGTCTGCCGTTTCTTCTTACCACTATCACGAAGTTTGTGTTTAAGTCCCCACGTATCGTAGACAATAGCTCTTGTCTGCTTAGTGGACATAGGGTTGTATAGTTCTGCACCGGCGATACTCCCTAGCTCATCTGTAAGGTCACGAATCAGCGGAATGACTACTTCCTCGTTAAGATCACAAGCACGTTCGATATCGTAAACGAATCCCCGTCGCTCGATATCCGTCAGTTTGTTGAAGAACGGAATGTAGTGCTTCTTAACGAGGTCATCCATTTCTTCTTCGACTACCCGCGACTTCAGCAGATTATATAGCTGGAACGTTCCTCCTGTGTCTTTACCGTTGTACGTGTAAAGTTCGTAAGGATCATCAGGTAGCACTCCTGTTTCCTTGTACTTTTCAACCGCTTCAGGCTCATAATTCGGCCAACCACAATGAAGCCTAAGTAAGTAGCCCAAAGAATGTGTACCTGGTCTTTCATCGAGAACGTACGACATAGCAAAGGTGTCGTGGTCGATGTGCCCATTGATATCATTGTCCTTAAGCAGCTTAACATCGTAGATGCCGTTGTGCCACAGCCATTCGATATCTCGTCTAACTAGTAGATCGTTGAACTCCTGCCATGTAGACTCAATACCCTTGCGCGTGAAGACGTAAGCGTGGTCTTCGTTAAACGAGAAACCAGCACACTCTATGTGTGGCCTGTGACCTTCAAGGTCAGCAGCAACAAACCCTCTACTACCAATATCACGGATAGCAGCCAGTACAGACTTTCGACTATCACAAACGTCAACAGTAGGGAGGACTGGATTCGCAGGAGGATTGAGTGCAAGACGAAAATCACTGACCAAGTTAGGGAAGTTGTCGCTATCACGAATGACAGCAGCAGGATTGTTGGTGACGATGACTCGCTGAATCCTGAAATCAGAGCTAACACGCTCATGTACGATACCCCGTCCTTTTTGCAGACTTGTCTTCGCTATCTCTCGCGCCGGTTCCGCACCCGCAGCAATGATCGTATCGGCGCTATCCATGTCGGCATCCAACCGTGCCTTACACCGTCGGATCGCTTCTTTCGGCGGGTCTTCCGTTTCGCAGAGGACGATGTTTGTCGTTTTGATCTGTTCACGCTTGTAGCCGTTCTCTTCCAGTAGGTAGTCAACAACCTTGCCGCTCATGCCAGCAAAGGGCTTACCTTTCTCGGCATCCTTACGCCCTGGACTACGGCTAACCAGCACAACCGAAGCGTTCTCCGGGCCGGTGGTGTAAGCGGCGTCCCGTTTCTGCAACGGGCAACCGTCACAATCAGCTAAAGGGTGCTTCTTCATACGTCACGTCCCAACAGTACATAGACGGATTTCGCTTGTACCAAAACTTCTGGCCTTTCGCGTTTGGCTTCTCGAAGATACGCGGCTTAAGATCCTGAACCTCGTAATCGGTAATTCGCGGTGCAGGTCTGCCTGTTGGCGTAGGCCACAGTACCCACCCTACACCTTCTAGGTAGCACTGTACGGCTTCTACTGTCTCAGCCATGTTGCACCTTCGCATCCCATTCTTTCTCGACCATCGTTAGCAACCGATCACGAATGTTACGTGCATCATGGAGAGCATCGTCCTTATCAATAGCTTCACCGATCATGGCCTGTCTGAGAGCGTTGAACACTTGTTCGTCAAACACGTTGAAAGCCTTTGGAGCAGTGCCAGGTTCATAGCGTTCCCAAATGACTATACCATCCGTGTTAACGTAACCGGAATAGCTATGGTCGTCGTTGTAAAGGTAAACGTCGTAACGTAGTGCTTCGGGCCTATGTATGATCTTGACAATCACGGTGCAGGCTGTGGGTAGATGATATCGCGTAGGTTGGGCTGGAAGAAACCGTCGCCCTTAATGACCTTACCGTACTCGTCCTTGTGAACGGTACCGTCCTCGTCTAGCTTGCTCATGTTGCTAAGGTGAACCTCGCGGAAGCACTTGTCGAGGTCAATACCGAACGACACTGCTGTACCACACAGCACGTAGATAAGGTCACAAAGCGCATCGGCGTACTCTACGAGGTTCTCGTCTTCCCATGCGTCTTGCAGCTCTTTCCATTCTTCTTTGTGTAGACGATCTCTAAGCGTGTACAGTTCTTCGTTATCGAGGTCTTCGTGCAGAAACGGGATAGGCCCATGTCCGACCGCTAGCCCGAACTTCTCATGGAACTCTTTAACCATTTCAAACATCGTTTGCGGCATTGACTTTCCTTTCCTTATAAGTCATCCAAGCGTGGTGCCCAACCATAGATAGATAACCGCCTGTTAGAATCCCGAACGTAACACTGTGGTTATAGTACGACATAAACACGAAGTATACGCTAAACACTACGTACCAAATTTGGTACTTAAACAGCTTACGGATCACTTGTTCAATTCCTGAATGATCGTAGTTGCGAGGCCCATGAGCTTACCCTTCGCGTCTTCGATACTTTCCTGCGAATAGCCGTAAAACGTCCAACACGCCTGTTCGCTATTCCAGTCGATACGCCAGTTAGGTGCGTCGAGCGGAATCTTCAGGTAGACTTCGTGCCTAGAGCTTGTAACGAGTGCTGGCTTACGCTCAAACTGTTGTTCGTCCCTAGCCATTATGGATGCTGCCTTCCGTGTTTGTTGGTCTTACGCTTGTGAATACGACTAGCCTTCTTAGCGCGGCCTTCACCGGGAAGGCTCTCTTTAACCATGCGCTGAAAAGCCTGCACTGTGGGTCTTTGCATGAACTTCTGCGGAACGCTCTTTTTACTCTTCATAGTATTGACTCTCCGGTGGCTCGGGTACCAGCTCGTTGAAGATGTGCGGCAGACCTAGCGCAGTAAGCAGCTTGTCTGCTGTATCGGTTCTAACCATGTCCTGCTTGTTATTCAGGATGCGAACGATAGCACCCTCGGATAGTCCTGCGTTGTCGGCTAGCGCACCTAGCGTTCGTCCCATGTCTACCCACTCCTGAACGTAGGGTCGCAGGTCTGAGCAGAGAACGCCTCTATAGATGTTTCCGTTCTTAGCTACCTTCATTGTAGTCTTATACCTCAGTTGCCTTTCTAGCTGATTGATACGTTCTTCTGTGGCTTGTTGCAGCTTACGAAGCGTGTGGAGTTCTTCAAGTATTTGCTTGTTGTCTTGCACTGAGCATCTCCGTAAAGCATGCTTCCAAACGCTTGTGGAGTTCTGCGACTGTACTGTTGTTAACGACGATGAAATGGATGAGTTCCTCGTCTAGTCCTTGCTCGCTGACATGTACATCTGGCCCTTGAACTGTGTCGCGTACAATCTCAATAACGTAGTCACACAGCGTAACCTCGTTGTTGAAACGAACGTCCGAAATGACGTAGTTGTCACGCATGGTGCCTTCGTCCATCCGACGCTTAAGCTGGTCAACCCAGAAGCTAGGCCCGAAGACTTCTCTACCCATTTCAGTGCCGAAACGCTGTAGAAACTCTCTGAGAGACATATCTTCGTGAACGTGGTATGCGCCCATGATCGCTTCATAACCGACAAGGAACTTAACGCGAGCATTAACGTTGTTCTTGTACTTATCCATGTATTCCACAGGAACGTCGAACAACTCAGCAGCAGCTTCCTTAAGCACGTCGGCGTAGGCAACCTTAGTAAACCCGTACTTGCCTACGAAGTACTGAGCGGCGGTGTCCTTGCCTGTGCCTTTACGACCTGTAAATCCGATGACCATTACAAGTCTCCGAAGTAGAGAATTGCAAAAACAGCAGCACCGATCAGAATTGCGAAGATCAAGTCACGTACGGTAATGAGCAGGATACCCTGCCAACTATCTCTATCGTAGCTTTTAGACATTAATCGCCTTCTTCCTGTAATGCGGCCACAGTCTTCTCTGCAATCAGATCGTCGCCGTGACCCTCACGACATGCCTGTCTGATTTCCCGCAGTTTCGCCTCTAGCTGAGCTATATGGTTGTACACGTACTTAACGTCCTTGTTGAAATGAGGCTCGTCAGGGCCACGAAGACGGATACGACCAAGCGCAATTTGCCAGTGTCTCACTACTTGAACCCACCGTGCTTAGTGTATTCCTTCTTGGTGGTATCCTTCACTCGCATGCCAAGTTCGTTAGCAACCCTGTTAGCAGCGCGCATGGCATTAGACTTGCTGAAGTAAGGCTCGCTCACTGATAGGTCTTCCTCGTTGGCAGCAACGATAACGTAGTAGTACCTGTTAAACGGATTCAAGCTCTTGTTTCTGCGAATCTCGATACGCATAGTGAATGCCTCCTGATTGGGTGTTAGCCTAACGCGCAATGACAATACCGCTGTCGCCGACACCAGGCACACCAGCCGTAATGCGCTGCTTGACAGTATCACTACGAATGGTGGTAAGCTTGCGAAGGAACCTACGCCGGTAGCGATCGTTGAAGTCGTCCACGTCGATCAATTCAAGGTCGATCATCGTCTGAACCACCGTACCGAGCTGAACGTCCATAGCGAAGAAATCGTGATCGACGGCTTGAGGATGCATGCCCGACTGGTTCCAGTTACCAATCTCAGCGTTAAGAGCGTCGATCAGTTCTTGGCCTGAAAGCTTCTCAATCTCGTCTTCTTCGATAACAGGTGGGCCGTTCTTACGCATACCAGGCACCTTGTCTACACCGGCCATACTCTAATACCCCTTCCTTCCTTTTTAACGTGGACTTCCCCGCGTTGCATCAAAGTCTCAAGTATCGGGTCTACGTCCCTAGCCCACAGCTTGTAGTTCTGCATGATTTCGGACTTGCTGATACCAGGCTTAGACTTGATAGCACGCAAGATGCGCTGAAGCTGATGTTCGCTCTGAGTGCGGCCAGCATTGTGGAGCAGTTCTACGGAGTAGTGACCCCACTGTTGGACATAACGTGCCGCGTTAGCCAAGTCATCGGCTTCCACCTTAATCGTGTTATCCTTCGACGGCACCTGGCGAACTGCTGCGAGCAGTACCCCGAGCTTGAGACAGCTAAACGCCATACGAATGAAGGTAGGCACGGCCAGCTCTTTAATAGCTGAGTTGTTGGCTTCATGCGTAAGCGTTGTCTCGATCATGTTGAAGAGTTCCCAGGCTTTCGTCGTTAGGTGAGCTTCCTGCTTAATCGGAACAGTCAACGTGTTACCAAGCATGTTGCCGTACTTGACGTACTCGTTGTGCAGTTCCGTTAGCTTCTCTACTATGTCATTCCTTCCTGCGAGGTTCTCTGTGGTCGGTGGGCCTGTAAGCCTCATACGTGACAGGTCGGCTTCACCTGACACTACGAGGAAACGTGGTAAGAATCCGCTTAGGACGTACGACTCATTAACGAGTTCGTACACCCTATCGCGGATACCACCTCCGAAGAAGAGGAACACAGGATGCGTGACAGTGATCGTGTCCTTACGCAACATACGTGCAAGAAACGCCGGACTGTCATACAGCAGAGTAAGCGTTTCAGGAAAGCCTGCAAGGTAATCCTTCCTATTGATCTCATCGAACAAACGTGAGACTTCATCCATATACATGAGACTGACCTTGTAAGGTCTAGCCGCCAGACCACTCATAATACCTTCAGCCGTACCACCTGTCGCAAGCATGCTGTCCTCGTCTACATCGTGAATGATGTCAGTAACCATACGCATGCTGGTGGATTTACGGGCTAGGCTTGAGTCACCTAGGATAAGCCCCCACAGGTTAGGAACCAGCGTAGCTGAGTTAGTCGGTATCTTGATGGTGTCTGCCAGGATGGAGCTAAGCAGGATTGCAGCACCGAGTTCGTGGTACTGTGGCGGTGCGTCCGTACTGTTACTAGCCCACTCTCGGTACGTGTCGATGAAGCATTCCGTACCTGCATCTTCGCTAACCAACTGTGGCATGTTGAGAGCATTCTTGACCTCCATGATCGTAACGAGCTTACGATGCTCAAGGTCACACTTGAGAACGTCGCGCCACAGGTGGGCAGGATGCCTACGATCTCTAGCGTACTTATTGCAAGCGGCGGTGCTAGCGATAGCGTAAGCCTCTACGTTGGTCATCCCTGCTTCAACACAAATTGAGATAAGCCGCCATAGCAACCCTGACCAGTTCTCGTCAGGATCAGGCGGTCTAGTGTACAAACCCTGAAAAGCTGTCTTACCGAGTTCCTGCGAATACTTGTAGATAACCTGCGAAACGTCGGGTAGATCGGTAGGCAGTGGTTCGTCTAGAGCCGGATCACCACTCTCTTCTCTGAGCGCGTCAAGCTCCATCTGCTCAAACGTGTTGATATCGACCATATCCTCCTTGGCCGATACGAGCAACACTTCAGCAGGATCACCGTGGTTGTAGTTGTACGTGAGCGGAACACGGAGAAGCTGTGTCAAGTCCCAACCCGACGGATCAGCCCCGTTACTGTTGTAAGCGTACGCAATGCGCTTACTGTAGTCCTCAGCTACGTCGGGCGGTACTGACTCTACCAACCTCCACAGTGCTTGGTACCGCGAAGGGCTAGACTCGATAACAACGGACGGATACGGGCTAACCTCTTCAGGCTTGCAAGTATCCAAGTCTGCCCAGACCAAGCGGCCAGGTAGACAGTTCTCTTTACGACGCTGCTTACCGTCCAACAGCGAAGTACAGAAGTAAACGTTATTACCGCTATAGTTCTTCTCGATATAGTCCAGCACGAATTCCTTTTCGGTGGGCCATGAGAAGAATCGCTGCTTCAGTTTCCGCTCAGCCTTCTTCGGGTCGATCAGACCGATACAAAGGTAGCCTGGACTATCCCCAAAGAGGTAGTCAAAGAACGTGCTACGGATTTCTGACTTAGCGGTCGGCATGAGCGATTGACGCACCAAAGGGGCTGCCGTAAGACAACCCCTTTAGCGCATCTACCGATCCTTAGATCAGTGCCGAACCAGCCGTTGCCTCTGCCCGAGGACGAACTGCCTTAACATCGTTGCGAGGCTCGTAACCCTTCTCATCGTCACCAGGGACGACACTGAGAGTAACGCGGCACTCACGACCAGCCAGCTCATCGAACTCTGGCTCGAAGCTGTCCGAGATAACCTCGCTCTCTTCATAGCCGATAGCCATGAAGAACTTAGCGAGCATACCGTCGAACATGGCCGTCTTCTCGTACTTCTTCCCATCGACCTTAGCAGGGGCGATGATGAAGCTACGGAAGACACGGCGGTTATCGTACTCGCCACCGTCGATCTTGAACTGCACGTTGAGCATGTCCGTACCGGCGGGAAGCTTCGCACCCTCGCCACCCTTGGTCTGACGCATCGTAACCTCGTAGACCGTAGCGTCGTAGGTACCAGCGGGAAGAGGCTCAAAGCCCTTAAGATCCGCCTCGGACATATTCAGGTTAAGACCCACTATTCCTCTCCTTTTACTTGTTGGTACTGTTGATGACTTGCCACATGTCGGGGATAGTCGGATTGATAACAACGCCGGTATGTTCCCCGTCCACGATACCGAGACTATCCGTACGATCCTTCGCAACTACCTTACTGCTAGCTGCGATCTGCAACACGCGGTTCCTTACTTTGCCATTCTGTTCCTCCCTGA